CGACGACCAATAGCAGCCCCGACTCCTTGCACAAGCTCACGGCGCTCGTCAAAGTTGACTTTCTGCTGTGAAAAAATGTCGCTGTATTCAGCAGCGATATAGTCGGACATTGTTGCTGTGACCTGTGAGTAAGTCACGTTGAGAGGGGTAACGTCAGTCTGCGGGACGCGGACTGTTGCGGAGCCTTTCCCGATTTTCGGGAACTTCACCTGATTGCCTTCGACACTTGTTCTTTCGCGAGTAACGCCAGCCAAAGCACGAGATGCTTGATAGGCCTGCTTCACTTCCGCATCGAACAACTGTACAAAAGCATTGGAAATGCCTACAGCCATTTTCCTATTCCTTTGTAAAAGTTAAAACACGATTAGCGCCTAGCAGGTATCCTTGCGGGCTGCGGCTTGGGCATATACGCTACGCCCCCAAGCGTTGGCGACAGGTCAAGCGTGATTATCTGTCAATAGGGATTATATATATAATGACGGCGATTGTAAACAACCGCCGTCACTAGGTTAAACTGGTGCGTAATCGTCGTTGCCAAACGCTTGCTCAAACATTTTCTCAACCTTTATTCGATAGGCTGGGTCTGTTTGATATTCTGGCTTTCCGACCATTGCCATCAACTCTTCCTTGGACGGCGCACCGGCCAACGGTGCAACATCTACCGGGATTTGTTTGTCGCCATAATAGCTGCGCACTTTTTGTAAAGCTCTTAGGCCTTGGGCTGTACCACCCATAATCTTGAACTCATCAAAATCATCCTGCGACCAAACACCCTTGCGCACTAGGCTAGATGCCCAGTCAGTCATTGACTTAATGACAGCATCCGCATTGTTGCCCAGTTTTTCATATTCTTCTTTGTATGAAACTTCTGCGGCGGCTGTCTCCTCACCAGCCATAGAAATAAACTTTCCGGCTAGCTCATCAAAAGCCGATTGACTAATACCGTTTTCTTTAGCCCAGTTTTTGTAAGTGCTGTAAAGTTCGTCATCCTCTGGGATGCCAGCATCAGCAAACACACTTTCGTCATATTGCTCTGGCGCTTTGTGCTTGCCCTGCGAAAACTTTTTCTGCAATTCAGAATAAGCTTTTGCCAGATCTTCGCCGCTATTGAATTTTTCCGGCAACCACTCAGGTTTTTCGGTTGCTTCTTCTGACGCTACTGCATCGCTAGAAACAGTCTCGCCGTCAGGTTTAACGTGTGAGATTGCCTCTTCTGTTTGCTGTTGGTTATCGTCGCTCTCAACTTGAGCTTCGGCCAACAGACCCTCAGTTTCATTCATAGGTTTCTAGCCCTTTTCATGCGTCGCTCGATTTCTCTGACCAAACTGTTTTGGCCTTCGCGAGCATAGCCGTGGCTGGCCTCTTCGCCCGGATACCACGTTGGCTGCTCTATTGTCAGTGATCGCAGATGGGTGAGCAACTTAGCCCCATCATCACTGGCGAATACACGCAGATACAGCCGATCAATATCATCTTTATCAACCTGCTGCTTTTCTGCGATATTTGGATTTATGCTTTGTAAACTGTCCCAACCGTCGGTGTTCATCAAATCATCCCTTCTTCACCTTGTGGCTCTACACCCGCCTCTGCCTGCGCCGCCATTTGTGCGGCTTGCATCGCTTGCTCCATTATTTGTTGACGTTCAGCAGGTGTGGTGCGTAATTCTGCTGGGACGCCTAGCTTGTCGGCGACATAATCTGCAATGCTGCCAGTCTTAACCGCCATCTGCCCCTCCGGCCCAAGGGCTGTTGACATCTGCACCCACTGCATAATTTTCTCAATGTCACCCATATTCTGAGCCTGCGCAATCGGGCTGACCGGGGTCACTTTAACCTCAAGGCCATTAACGCGCAAAGGCATCTCAATCAAACCGCGCTCATCCATTACATAAAGAATACGTCCAACCAACGGCACCATTGTTTCAGTAATCAAGCGACCAAAGGCAGACCCAAGGTTTTGCGCCAACTCTTTCATGCGCTCAGCAATTTCTGTGGCTGACCGGGCTGACATATTGTCAGGCGGCAATGTGTCATCCAGCAAAATCTTTTTGACGTTCATGCGCAAATCGTTAATGATAATCTGCGACACGTTAAAATCGCCAGAACGCGGCAACATGCGTAAGCTCTCGCCCTGCGGCCCGCCATTACGCGCCACTGGGATAATAGCACCCGGCGCAATGCGGATTGCCTGCGGGTTTAAAACGCCGTCATCGGCGGCGGTGTAAACACCGGCAATCGACAGGCTGGCATTTTTAAGCAATAGCTCTAGCGTTTTGTTTAGTGTTTTTATGTCTGGGATAGCGGTAACCAGCGGCCCACGGCCATAAACCTCACCCGACACTTTCATGTAACGCGCCACGATCCAAGGGCTGGATTTCATGTAACGCTTTAATAGCTCGGCCTTACCCTCAGGCCAAATAACGTGATAGCAAAACTCACCCATCTCAGGCTCGTATAGCGTCGCTTCGACAAGCTCTATTTCTTCGGTTGGCTTTTCGTCGATCATGCGCTGCATACGCTCTGGGATCTCTGCGTCAGGCCAGTGCTGGCTAATCGCTTCACCCTTCATCCGCATACGGCGATAAACATTATCAACCTTACCGTGCGCACCCTCTTCGATTGCGACTAGATATTGCGGAACGGCAGTAAAGCGGATCGGCGTTAGCTCGTCGCCGGGCTGAACTAACATGCAGGCCGTGCCAACTGCCAGATCTAGTAAAAACTCACCCATAGCCAAATCAAAATTAGACTGACGCAAAACGCTAAACATTGTATCGCTGTACATATCCAGCGCCATCTGCGCCTCAATCTGCCGATCTTCTGGGATCTCTGGCCCCGGCTCTAACCGGCACCACGGCGCGTAAGGCGGGAACAAGCCCGACTGGATGCGGTTGGCAAAACGCTGAGTGGCGTTAATGGCGGTACTGTCAAACACGCGGGCCATTTTATTCTGCCCCGGAGATCCACCACCCTCATAATAACCATCGTAAAGATTGCGCTGGGGCAAACCAAACTCATAACAATCTTCGTAAATTTGCCGCCAATTGTCTTTGCGGCGCTGCGCAATATCGTGACGTTTTAGGATTTCCTCAACACTACGCATTTTTCCTATGCCTCTTCGCAAAGTTTCTAGCAGCTTGTTTTGACCCAAAGCCCCACGCACTCAACGCCTTTTTTAATCTAGTGGGCGAACCATCCGGCTTTTTCTCAGGGCCAGCCATACCCCCAAACCTGCCAGCAAAAGAAACCCGGCGCGGGCCAGTGCCAGTTTTAACCGGGCGCTTTAGGTCGCCACCGTCTTTAGCTTCATGATGCCTGCGACCAGCTTCATTCAAGCCGCCACCCGGAGCCTGATGTGCCTTCTTAGTCACGCGCTGCCCTCATGTTGTCAATGAGATTTGGGTAGGGGCGGCCAGCTTTTTTAGCCGCTCTCATTGCAGATCGTTTTTTTGCTGACGATAAAGGTTTAGATTTTCCCAAACCCTTTGGGCGCTTTTTATCCCATACTTGTTTTTTCTCTGGCATTACTTACCGTAACCCTTGCCTTTGCCTTTTTTCTTATTCATAGCTTTTTCCTTACGATCCAAGTGTTGTTTTAGAAATTCCAAGTTCTGCATCTGGACGATCAGACGACAACAACATACGCTTGCCACCCACCATACGCGCTTGCTTACGCGCTGCAATGGCAGCCATTTTTTGCTGTTCTTGCGCATCAAGGCGTTGCTGCTGCCTCTCTTGCGCTGCTTTTAGTTCTGGATCAGGCGCTGGTGCTCTTGGCGCACTAAAAACATTACTCATTAAAAATACCTCGCATACATTACATAATCATTGCCAGTCGGGCCATAATTATGCATTACGCCCTCTGGTGTGAATTTTAACGCATTTGCCCAGTTGATTGCAAATGAATTATTGCAATCCACAACAAGCTATAATCTTTTTAATTTAAGTATTATGGCAATCTTATCGAAATATCTAATAGCACCCCTCGTAAGTGATATAGGATTTGTTGAAACCTTATCAGTCGTCATCATCCAGCCCTCTGCTAGACCCGGCCAATGCTTAACAACCCCAAAACAGCAAGCGACCTTGCCGTCTACCATAGCCGTGCAAGACAAATCGTCGTGACCATATTGTTTCAGTAACTCAATATAATTAGGGATAGTGTCAAAATTTTCCTTATCCATCGGCCTTAATTCTGCCACCATCGCATGACCCCAGTGAAAAGGCACAATGGTAACGGCTCGATTGCTAGATAAGTCTTGACGCCAGTTAAAAGACATTAAAATCCATATTAGCAGTGGCCTGCTTAAACTGATTGCTAAACTGGCTGTTGCGTGTAATGCTGCGCACCTCACCAGCCCCTAGCATCAAATAGCCAAACGCATCACCAACGTGCGAGTGCTGGTTTTTATTAGGCACATCTCGGAACCGCTCTTGACCCGCCCCAACAGCCATACGTTTAAAATGATAACCACCAGCCAAAGATTTACGAACCTTAACACAAGAGCGATTAACCAGCAGACCCGGCTTGCCGTCGATCAACCTATTCATCGGCATAGCACCGGCCTCGCGCCGCACCATAAAGTCGTTGGTGCTGGTTGGCCGGGCGTGAAGGTTCATCGTGCGTAAATGCTCAAACGCCGTCACTTCAAAAATTTCATCACGCTTGACACCCGCCGGATCACCCCAGATCAACACATCTGATTTTGGAAAGTGCTGCTGTATGTCAGCCATCAAATGATGACAGAACCTCTCTAGCCCCATATCAAAAGCCACTAGCTCATGCACAACATGCCACCGCCCATTCTGCATTTTTTGCCCAAAGACAGCCGCAGGCGTCAAACCAAAGTCAAGCCCGATATGCACCGGCCAACCCGGCTCAATGCGAACGTCAGCCGACATCATGCTGTCAACAAATTCATGCCAGACCGGCTTGCCGTCCTGCACATAAACATACTGCGCCCCAGCATAACATTGTATCCAGTCAATGCTCTTGCCCGCTAACTGCTGCTCGTAATAACCGGGCGGCAAATTATTTACGTTCTCGGCCTTCGGATTATTGATCCAATACTTATCAGCCGAAAATATAGCATCTTCATGCTCTTTCGTAGCCTCAACTACACCGCCGGGCTGCTTGTAAAACTTCCAAGGATACTTTCCGCGAATAGGATTTTTCTCGGCCAACTGATGCCACCAATGATCACTATCCATCGGGTTGGTACTCATCCACACCCCGCGCCAAGTACAGCCACCATTCGCCCTAGTCGGAAAACGACCCACACGCGATGTCAATCCATCAACCACCGCCTTCGGCAACTCTCGCGCCTCATCAATAAAACCGCCGGTCAACTCTAACGACAACAGCTTCCGCACGTC